AAATGCTTTTATAGAAGGCCCTTCTTCGATGTACTATATAAACGATAACAAAACCGGCTGTAACATAGTTGGTAATGAGGAAAATATTAATAATATCAAGAGGGATATAATGAAATATTTACAATCTGAGCCAACCCCTTCCAAGGAAGATAAATTAGGCTATCATAGTTTGGAATGGACTACAAAAGAATATACATTGGAACTTTCATATAAGATAGATCAGACACAAGTCGGTCCGAATAATATATCGCTTTTAGTAATGGAATAAAATTTTGAATAATCTTTGTCCAGAATAAAGATATATTTTTTCCCTATCGATTCTACAGCTTTTTTCTTTGCAAACACAGATTCTATTCCTCCTTGTTTTTTCATGATATAAGATGATTTTATTTCAATCTCATAGTTATCAATTGAAAAATCTGTCATTAAACGAATACCAAATTTTCTATCTTCATCAAGATAATTATAAGAATGGCCGTTTTGTATTCTATTAATAATACCCCATTTGACGCATAATTCCAAAAAATCATATTCAAAGGAGGATTGATAATATAATTCAGTATCTTTGTATTTTCGTATGGTATGGTTTTTCTTCCATTCTGAGTTATATTTGCTCATTCTTTTTGAAGAATTTTCTCTATTTATTTCCAGCTGACCCGGATTTTCAACTCCATATCTTTTCTTCATTGTTTCTGTTGATTTATACGAAGTATTAAATGGGGATTTATCTCCCTGATTAATTTTTCCTTCCTCCACACATTTTTCACAATTTTTTCGTGGAATTCCTCTATGAAAATTATCATTTTCTTTTTTGCAAGAATCGCATAATGGTATTCCATACTTTTGAATATATTGTTTTTTTAACCAATCTGGATTTTGGTGCTTTCTTAATTTTTGACCAATCAGAAAATTACCTCGATAAAAAGGAACAGGTTCTTCACAGTATCCGCAGGAACATTTCGGAATATTATTTTCTTCATTATTATATTCCCATTTTACAACATATTGTCGAAGGGTAAGATTATGTTCTTTACGAATATGAGAAACAAAATAACCATTAGAATAAGGAAATTCTTTTCCACATTCTAAACATTTAATAGGGTCACAAGAAAAATCCATATAATAGATTATTTAAATATTTATCTATTATATGGATGGGATAAATGTCAGTTTTAGTTAAAGATTGTTAAATTTTAACCACAACGGCTATAACCACAATCTTCATTAAAACACTTTACACACCCGTCTTGCATTATCAATTTTTCTCCGCAATTAGGGCAGACTTCTCCTTCTGGCTCATCAATATACTTGGTTAGGCATCTTCGAAGAGCTGACGAGAACGAAGTTACATTCTCATCGATTTTGGTGATTACGTGGTTTACATACTTGATTGGTGCACCATGACGAAGCAACATAGAAGCAGAAAGAGTTAATGTTCTCTCTTCTACCCTACCAGCTGCTAAGTTCAGGTTTGGTATTTCAAATTCTCCATTAACAAACTTGTAATGGCCTTTTTTAACTTTTGTAATAACACCTCTGGTGTTTTTAAGTGATGGCGGATTTTCAAAAGCAAAAACCTCAAAGGGTCTATTTGTTTTTGGCCACAATCCAACAATTACAGCAAATTTAATCCCCTTAACAGTCACAACAAAGTAATCTGCTTCAAGAGTTTTAGGACGTTTTGGAGCATGGTTTTCTTTAAAATCCTCAACTTCTTTTTTAGATATGAGAACCCCCATTCTGGATCCTTCTCTATAAATAGTAAGACCCTTACAACCGGATTTCCATCCTTGAAAATAAATGTCATTAACTTCCTTAAGAGTAATCTTTTCAGGTAAGTTATGAGTAACTGAGATTGAGTGGTCAACCCATTTTTGAATAGCACCCTGCATCTTGATCTTTTCAATATAATCAATTGCATGGGATTCTGCTCCAGCCCATGGCGAGGTAGCTACTAATTTTTCAAATGCTTCTTCATCTAATCCTTCTAAGAATGTCCTTGCCCCATTAAAAGTAAAGCGAGTTTCCTGCATTTGGAACCAAGTAATAAAAGGATAGTGAATAACATTATATTCTTCCCAGCAGTCGCCATTTTCATCGGTGAAAGAAACTTTTGTACCGGTTTCGTTTGGATTAATTTTTCTTCTTCGTCTGTAGAATATTTTGAACACAGGTTCGATACCTGATGTGCACTGACAAATAAGAGCTAAAGTTCCCGTTGGAGCAATTGATATGGTAGCAATATTTCTTCGACCATGAACAAGATAATTTTTGTATTCTTTATTGTCGAAGTTTTCACTTATGATTCTTCGGATAAAAGGATTGCCAGCTTCTTTATCGGCATTCCATATTGGGAAACATCCTCTTTCTTCAGCAAGTTTAACACTTTCCCTGTATGAATTAACAGCAATGATTTTTTGAATTTCTTCGGCAATCTTAGTAGCTTCTGGGGTTCCAAATTTTACTCCAATAGCTGCTAACATATCCCCAAGACCCAAAACACCAATACCAGTTCTTCTTCCCTTTCTTAGAACATCAAGAACCTTTTCCCATGTGTCTTTTTCAACTCTTTTGAGAAAGTCGGGTTCTTTATCTGCATCAATTTTAGCTATAATTTGAATAATCTTCTCTTCTTCCAAATCAACTATATCATCCATGAATCTTTGGGCAAGATGAGCACGATAAGCTAATTCAGACCAATCTATCTGAGCATCTGGGGTAAATGGGTCTTCAACAAGTGTGTAAAGATTGATGCTGCCTAAACGACATGAATCATAAGGACTTAAAGGAACTTCACCGCAAGGATTTGTCCCCAATGTTTTAAAGCCTAAATCGGCATACATATCTGCAGGGGATTCTTTGATAACATTATCCCAGAATAGAACTCCTGGTTCTGCATTTTTATGAGCTTGTCTTACAATTGTATTCCAAACTTCTCTTGCTTTAACTCGCCTGACATAGGTTCCATCCTCCATTTTATGGAGTTTGTTATATGAAAGTTGCTCGGTTAAATGAGGCTGAACACTCTCAACGGGAAATCTTAAAACATAATCTTCATCATTCTCTACTGCCCTCATAAACTCATCTGTAACCTTCACGCTGACGTTAGCTCCCGTCACTTTAGCTAAGTCATCTTTTTTCATAATGAAATCTATGATGTCGGGATGATTCACGTGCATAGTGATCATTAGAGCCCCTCTTCGGCCATCCTGTGCTACTTCTCTAGTCGAGTTGGAATATCGATCCATAAAAGAAGTGGCTCCAGTAGAAGACTGAGCAGCATTATTGACTCCAGCTGATGCCGGTCTAAGATGTTCGAGGGTAATTCCAACACCTCCCCTTCTTTTCATTAATTGGACAAGGGATTCATCAATATTAAAGATACCTCCATAAGAATCCGCTCCATTATCAATAAAGAAGCAGTTACCTAAAGATGATACCTGGTCTTTATTGCCAACACCGAACAATATGGAACCTCCAAAAATGAATTTACCGAAATTCTTTAAAGCATCATAAATTTCTTCGTAAGATAGGGAATTTTTATATTTTTGCTCAATTCTGTGAATTTCATGAGCAACTCTTTGAATAGTTTCGTCTGGGGATTTTTCTAAATAATTTTCTGTATTTTTTTCTTTTAATGCGTATTTTTTCAGCCACACATTTGTCGCTAGTAGATCCTTGTTAAAATATTGAAGGCCAATCTCTTTCAATTGACCTTCCGTATAACGTTCTCCCATATTTTATTTAATTATTTTAGTTGAAATTTTAGGCATTTATATACCCCTCTTTAACAAACTTTAATCCTCTACTTAAATGCCTCGGATGACTGCATCTCTCTTTTCTTTAATATCTTTTCAAGTTCGATTACATCCATTTCTGCTTCCTTAGTAATTTTTTGAGCCTCTTTTCTTTGAGCATAAAAATCAGTAAGAATCTCTGGCAAAAGAGGTTCTTCTGAGGCATCAAAAACTGCTCCTGAAGAACATTTAATTTCATTTGGTTTGGTTTTAAAGTTTTTATCTTTTGTAATGAAGTTTTCAATTGAGATTTTAAACTGCCTCATGATTGAAGGATAAAGAGATGCGTAGTCAAAAGAAGCTACCCATCCATACAAATCGGGAGTTGGTTTAAATACAAAAGCTCCTTCGTAACTTTCCCTTTTCCTATCATACTTTGCTTGAGGAAATACAACGCCTCTTTTATATCCATATCGAGCTGCAGTTGCTTCCAACATTGCTATTGGGGACCAAGCACTCATTGCTTCAACTCCTGTAATATTACCCAAACCAAGAAAAGTCCCCATGGTTTTAAGTTTCTCGTGAATTCCTTCTACAAGAATAGAGTCAATAGCATTATAAAGAACATAATCTTCAAAATCTTTTTTGTAATGATCTGTAAATGATCCGGGATACTTCACTTTAGTAATTCCTAAAGCAGCTTCAGCAGTAAATTCGAGGGAATTATTTTCTTTTGGATCAATATTTCTGTCCCATTTTTTATAGATCTCCATGTAGTCAACAATCAATTTATGCTGAGGTAGCATAAGATCTACACGTTCATTGCGATCCATTATTTTATGTTTGTACCATTGTTTGGTAGGACTCATCCAAGAATAATCAATATGGAGTTTTTTACAACGATTTGTAATATATCTCCAGTCATAATTCCAGAAGTTCCATCCGGTTATAAGTGGTGCATGACGAGCATAATTGTAAAGAAAATCATAAAGCATATCGGCTTCATTTTGATATACTTTGTAGACAAATTTATATTCTTTACCAATCTTTTCCAAGTGTTTGTTTATCCCCTTCTCAATACGATCACAAGCTGGCCCATCGAGAGGTTTAAGTCCGAAGACTGTTACATCGGGATAATGACTCCATGCAATAGTATTAATTCTGTTTGCAGCTTCGCTAGCTTCTGGAAAACCTGTTTCCTCTTCTACATCGACCTCGATGTCACACGAGTATAGCTGAGGGGGATTACGTTCAAATAATGGTGCTGTTAATTCTGTTCCAGCATCCATAAGGAACTCTTGAATACGATAACGTGAAAGGAATTCTGATGGAACTTTTCGAACTGATTTTTTATCCCAAGATTTGATACCTGTCATTGACCCATAACTCTGTCTGTTATAAACATATACATATTGATGGGCAGGCGGAATGTTCAGTTGCATAAAAGCCACTTTTCCCTCTTTATTGATATGGGAAATTATGAGCTTTCCTTTCCTCTGCTCTATATTCACGACCATTATTTATACCTCCATTTATATTTTTTGTGGGTTTTTCTTTTTCCTTTTAAGCAAGCACATATATTTGTACCTTCGAATCCATTATCATGAGCCATTTTTATTGATGGCCATTCCTTTATAAAATTATCATTCTTATCTAATTGCAATATTGGTTTGCAATGAGAATCGGCTGTTTTTTTAATCCAATCATTATATTTTTTGATCCCTTCTTTCTCCCCATATTTTTGAATCATTTCAGATTTAAATGATTTTCCCTTTCTCTCCGTGGATCTTCCAGTTAACTTTTTTATTAAATTATCTTTGGTTTCTGCTGACATTTCGGATCCCAATCTGCCATCTCCCCCATGAGTCATATTATACCCATATTCCTTTAGATAAGTCCTATCCTTATCAATCCAATAAGTTTCGTGTTCACATAAAATATTATGCAATTCTTTTTTATCTTCCGCCGTAAACTCTTCAATAATTTCCCATTTAAATTTTCCCCATCCATATTTTCTTATAGCTGAGAAGAAACGGGATTTGCATCCTCTCAACAATCTATCCTTATGTCCTGCTTTTCTCTGTTCAAGACTTAAAGATGAATAGCCATAATATTTTTTATTGGATGGCGATATTGCACAATAAATGATTCCATTTACCATCGTAATCATTATATGCAGGGGGAGGGGGTAAGTTTACAGGGAATCACGAAAAGTTCGTTAAATAAAAAAAGCCCCGGAGGGCTTAATCAGAATATCTCTGGAGAAGATCCATTGATAAAGTAGGCAAGTGATCTTGTATTGCTATGGCATATACCCGTATTGCTTGTCTGCAAGCTTCGATATGCTTTGGATCGTTGCCTCCCCTATCTAACCTAAGTACAAAGTATTCAGCATTAGGATCAACTGGTTCCCCATCTGTTTTATAGATTTCATACCTTTGGTGAAATCCACTGGGATTTTCGTCTTGAGTTGGTAAAGGATTCATTATTCTTGTTCTTCTGATGGTGAAACATAATGTGCTGCAGCAGCTACGCCAACTCCCGGAGTATTGTAAAGTGTAGCATATCCAGAATTACTGTATTGCCAACTTGAACACCAGCTCCATTCGTTTTTGTAATATTTCAGATAATCTTCCATTGTTATGGAAATATTAACATCTGAACAAACCCCTAACATATCAATAACGTTTTGATATTCTTTCACATGAGAATCGGGAACATGAAGTTTATAGAAATTCAGATTAAACTCCTGACCGGATCTTACTTTTTTGAGTCTCTTTTTCAATTCTGCTTCGGCAACAAGTCTGTAGCCTCCCATAGCAGCTTCGAAATCTTTCTTGTGCTGATCTCTGTTTTTTGTAAGTACAGCGATCAGTTCTTCTTTGTTAACTTGAACTTTATCCATTTTTATTTGCTTAATTTAAACATTACAAAATCCGAAATATTCAGACCGGAAAATTTCCATTCTTCAATATCCTTTTCCTTCACCTCGATCTTAAATCCATCATCATCGACAAACATAATTTTATCGATTTCTAGATTATTGATCTTCTTTATTCGTTCTTTTAAACGAATAACCTCGTCGACATTAACTACGGTAAACCCTTCCATTCTCTTTGCATTTGTTCAACCGAATCAAATTCATAATATTCCAGTCCAAGTTTTTTAGCTTCATCAGTTTCCAAATCAGCTCCTGCCGAAGGAATTCTGACGTTGAAATTATCTCTTGGATATAATCGGACAACCACCTGGCATCCTTTTATAGTTTCTAAATCATACTCTAACCATTCTCCGTGGGGTCTTTGACGATAGAGATTTAAATGGTGAGCTAATAAAGGAGCAATAGGATAATATCCCATGTCTCTTAATACATGCCAAGCCTGAATTTGCAAAAGAACCAATTCTTCTTTATTCCCCTGTGTATAAGGGGAAGCTATATAGACTTTTTTCATTTTGGAAGTATCCCGATTTTTCTACCGAACTTAGTTAGTTTGGACTCTTCTTCTTCCGGCGCAAACTCTAAAGCCTCACACCCATTATTAAATTCCTTAATATTCAAAAAAGAATCAAATTTATCCTCGATTAGTTTTTTGAGTTCGGCATAAGAAGTTTCTTCAAAATCCTTTTCATAGAAAACCTGAATATTGGAATCTTCTTTAACAGGAAGTAGAAAAACATAGTATTCGTCATTAGCACTTGATTCGCTGATAACGTTTTGTAGATCCCTAAGATTTCGAACAGCCATACTTTGGGATAACCCCTCGATACAGTAATTGATAACCAATATAGGCTTTGCCATTTTTATGAATTTAATTGTTGTGGATCCTTCTTGGAAGGCTCTAATGTAAGAATTCCTAAATCAATAAGAGTCTGAGATGCAGTTTGAACATTAGCCGGAGCTAATACATAATTTGGGGTTTCCCCGTATCCTAATACAATATCCACTAAAGTTTGTAAAGTATTGGTGCATACTGGATTCTCGAAACGATAGCTTCTTTCCAGTTTTTCAAGTTTTTTGAAGTCTATTCTCATTTTACTGGAGTTTTATCGGTTGAACCAAATCCGCCATCTTTACGATCCTGAGGAATATTTCCCCAAAATTCCTCTATATCAGATTTCGTCATAGCTATTTCTTCGAAAGCTTCTATTTTAGAAGTATAGACAGGGGTTTCTACAAACTGAATAAGTTTGTCTTCTTCGTATATTCTAACGACTTTTGTTGAAGTATTAATAACTCCAATATGAATTTCGCCAGTATAAGAATAATCTACAACCTGAGCAGCAAATATAAGACCCTGTTTAGTTGCAACACCAGATTTGTTAGCTGCAATAAGAGCTCTTCCTTCTTTTAGCATTTTGGATTTAATTCCAGATGGAATGTTTACTCTTGAATGAGGCATTAATAGGAAATATGGTTTTCCTTTTGTTTCATCAAATTTGAATAGAGTATCATTATCATCTTTAAGATCATAAGTTACTGAAGGAGCATTCTTTTCAGATCCATTGGTAAGTGTTACACAACCATTGCTACTCATATAAAGATTTCCCGAATAAGGATTTTCTTTTGGAGCAAAAATAGCGGGATTCTTTTCTTTAAGATCTTTAATAAAGGTAGGAACAAATTTAGGCACATAGAAATCTATGCCAGCATCAGTTTGATAACCTCTGGTTGGAGATTTAACATCACGTGTTTTTAAGAATTTAATTATTGATTCAGCCATTTCTATAAACTTTTTTATTGGTTAAAGTTTATAGCACAAGATATTCGAAAGGTTTTAAGATTTCAGCTTTTTATTCTCATAAAGTTTTTTGAATTCTTCATAAGGCATGATCTTAAATTCCTCCGATGCTTTCATTGTCATGGAATTTTGATTTCCCTTGGCTTTTTTCTTTTTGAATGGAGTTCGGACCCCCATTTTCTTAGCCATGGCTGTTCCCAATTTGTCGTAGGGATTGATATTCTCTTCTTCGAGTTTTTTCTTCTTTTTCTTCTTTTTATCAGCAGCTTGAGTATAGGGTTTCTTTCCTATAGAACTACCCCATTTGTCCCCGGATCCTACTTTATTAACACCCGCAGGAACAGCATTACCCATTCCTGGAGTATTATTCAAAGTAGCCATGGGAGCACTTACGCCACCCATAGCATCTTCATTTAATTGACCTAAGTCATTGTAACCTAATTCTTCCATCCAGTCCTTTTTTGTTTTTGGATTTTTATAAACTTCCCTCATTAAAAAATCCATTGATGCGGATTTATAAGGGGGATCAGAATTTTTTGGATCATTATTATAATGAATAAAATCTTTCAAAGTAACCCAAGGTTCATCTGATTCCGGAACTGATCGATATTCAGGGCTGTGATCCGCTGCATATCTCATCAATTTACTTCTTAAAATCATTTCAACATCAAAAGGCGTAAATTTTTTATTCAGTAGCCATTGAATAATCTTCATCCATTCTTTATCAGAATAATAAAGTCCATAAGAATAAGCTTTATTCTCTTTGTTTGTGGTTTTATCAAAGAGAACTGCGGCAAGACCTAACCCCATTGAATGCATGGGAGTCTGGCCACGCTTAAATTCCATGTTTACGGCCACTGAAATAAATTAATTAAGAACCGCCAAAGGTAGTTTGACCACCGGTACCACCACTCTTGAATCCACTTGCAAGATTAACAGTTTTCATGTCTTTCCAAGTAACAGCTGGCACTTTCTTTCCGCCTTCCATAACATAACTAACTGCAGATCTTCCTGAAAATCCAGATTTAGAGGCTTCTCCAAGGTATTTCTTGATGTTTTCAATTGGGGTAGCTTTAGCCCAAGCTTCGAAAGCTTTCTTTCCAGCTTCTGGATTATTAGCTACATAAGTGTCTGTAGCTGCTTTAAAAGCAAATTTACGAAGTTCCTTGTCATCGTCCTTCTTAACGGATTCCCAAGCAGTTGCTAGGTCGCCGGTTAATTTCTTAACAGCTTTTATGAAATCTGTGAGAACATTCTCATCAACAGCATTCATTTGTTCATTTAGTCTGTCAAGAACGTTTTCCTGTAAAGATTCAGATACTAATTTAACCATTTTCATATTAATTGAGTTATTTGATTTTTATTATATATTCACGGCATCTATCAAGCGGGTACGAATTCCTCCGATTTCTGATGCCATTTTAATATTTTCGGGGCTATCATCAAAGAATGTCACCTCATCATAGCGAGATTTCAAATCCCTGAGTATTTCTTTTTTAACTGTTGCAATATTTATCAATCCAGCATCATCACCAATTGTAATGATATTGTTCACTGGAATTTTTACGTGATTTTTTTCAAAAAAACTATGTATGGTTGATTTAACGTGGGAAGATCTAGCTGTAAGGATATAAATATCCGATTGGCTCTTACCTTGCTGAACTGCCATACTTATATTATAAAGAGCAGGCCACATTTTAAATTTTCTAGCATTGATGATAAATTTGGGGTCTTTAAAATCTGAAAGATCTAATTCTTCATCTGGCTGTTTAACAAATGTATTGAAATCTGCAGCAGATAAGGATCGAAGATACTTTCCTCTTTTATAAACCTTTGTCTTTGCATCGGTTTTAATAAGGGTATCATCGAGATCAAAACAATAACATTTTTTAATTAATTTTCCTCTTACTGTTTCAGCTTTCATGTAAAATCCAATTTTTATGTGTTTTTCTATACCCCTTGGATAAAGTAAATTCTTTCCATTAATCTATGTAAATCTTTTTATCTAATACTCCTAAATCATATCTGTTACCGTCTCCATCTAAAACCCACAAAGAAAGATAAATATCTTTATCTCCTTTTTTCAGTCCAATGTCTAATCATTCGAGCTGTGATGGTTTTTCCTTCTAATGATTTCATTGATTCTTCAAACAAGTCATTGAATTTCTTATTAAAATTGATGCCACCAACCCCAAGCATAGCTCTAGGATTATTGTTTCTTTCAAAATTTACAGTTTCGGCTCTCATGCTAATTTTCTCTGATTTTTTAACATAGACCAAAGATTGATAAGACGTGAATGAGTCACATTTTGTCCTAGTCTTTTTGCAGCTTCAACGGCTTTTACTAAATTAGCTCCTCTGTCAATTAAATGTTTAGCCATTTCATAATTTTCGGCAAATGCGGAGGTTCTTAAAGCTATAAAATCGTCTATATTAACATCCATTCCCCCATCAAGTAAATAATCAACATAATTGATTCTATTCTTTGCTGCACATAGTCCTAGAACATCGCCAGGAGAATTGGCAATACTAAAGTCTGCTCCATCAATACTTTTTACAAAAGCATCTATATTAGCATCCATTCCAACTCCCATACTTTTAGGGGTTAATGGTCCTTTTTGAAATTGATTTACGGTCTTAGCTCTCATGTGTGTGAGGTTTATAATATTCGTCGATAGCTTCTTTAAATGTTATTTTGCCATCTCTTAAATCTCGTTCTATCTTATTAGCTTCTTCATGAGCCCCTTCCTTTTTAACATCTCCTTCTTTTCTCAATTTAGAAGTTTCCTTATAATAAACTCTATTTGGATTTTCTTGCATTAATTTTCTTTCAATAGCTTCATGAACTAATATTTGTAAAGCTCTCTCTGGAACTAACTTAAATACTTTATCAATCCAGATTTCTCCTATTGGAACAAAATTGGGATAAGCACACTCGTTACCTCCTTCAACAAAATCTCCAAATGAAATATCTCTGATGGGCTTAATATCTACGAAATAAGCTTTAATTGTATTTTTTCCATCCTTAAAGGATTTATAAAATACTTTGCTTTTTTCAATCTCCTTTTGCTCTTTTGGGGTAGGTTTTCGGCCATATTCATCAGAAAGCCTTTCTTTTATATTTTTGGGCAATCCTTTCTGATCAGCTAGATAAACATCTTGACCAGACAACCCCTCAATATCTTTGTCAATAAAGAAATTCTTAGATTCGTATAAACTTTCCGGAACTAGTTTTATCATGCTACTTCACTTTTATTTATATATTTCGTTCCTAAAGATGGGGAAACAAAAAACCCCCAATAAAGGGGGGTTTAAGTTTAATTAATATTGTTAGAGTTTTGCTATAATCTTATCTGCGATTTTATCTGCGATTCTATCACCTAATGATTGTGCTGGTGCGTCCATCATGTCTTCGGGACCTTCAGTCGATTCTTCAACTGTATCATCAAGATTCAAATCTAAATCATCACCTTCGCCACCTTCAGGATTGTCATCGAGATTAAGTTCGTCTCCTTCTCCACCTTCTTCTCCATCAACTTCTGGTTCTTCTTCAACCTCAACTTCGCCGCCAAACATTTCTTCAATGTCTACGCCTTTTCCTTCTAACCATCCCTTAAGAGCTTCCCAATGATCTACGGAAACTTTAATTTTTTCCTGTGGAGTTTCTTCTTCCTCTTTTGGTTCTGGATCAAGATCGGGATTTTCGATGTCGTCATCAGCTGGTTTGTCACCGCCTAAATCATCCATTCCATCCTTATCCGGGTCTTCAGCTTCTTCAAGATCTAATCCATCTTCTTCACCTTCTGGTTTTTCTTCTCCTTCTTCTTTTCCTTCTTCAGATCCGCCTTCTTCGTGTTCAGCTTTTTCTTCTTCTGGGGATTCTTTTTCCTCATGTTCTTCTTCGTCTTCTACTTTTTCAGCAGGAATACCAAGTTCTTCAAGCTCTTTAATAGCTTCATCTGCATTAGTAACGGTAATTACAAATTCGGTAATTTCTACCTTTTCAGTATCCTCATCACCTTCTTTTTTATCATCGCCGCCTAGATCAAGATCATCACCTTCTGGTTTTTCTTCTTTTGAAGCACCTTCTTCGCCATCTAAATCTAGATCGTCAAATGAAAGTTCATCAGCTTCTTCACCTTTCTTTTCTTCAGCTTCGTTAACTGGTTTAGCAGTTCTCTTAGCACGTATGTTTTCAATAATAGCTTTAATTCTGGTTTTTCTTGCTTCTTCAGCTTCATTAGTCTTATCTTTTTCGCTGCATTCGCACTGTGCCATTGGTTTTTTACAATCATCGCACATTTCCTCTTCTTCTTTAAGATCATCATTTAGACCTTTTCTTGGATAGCCTTTTTTGGTATCCACAAAGTCAAAATTATCATCTTTTTTCTCTTTCTTCTTTTCAGTTAAAGAAACTGGTGCACCCATAGGAGCAACAAAACGACTGGTAAGTCTTATTCCAACTGGTGAAAGTTTGAAGAAGGTATTGCCAGCCTTAGCTTCCATAACGAAGAACTGAGAGTTTCTTTTTAGCCACATAATAGCGGAAGCGTTTGGATTTCTGCTTCCCTCATTAAGACCAGCGATAAATCTTTTAAGATCGCCTTTTGATACACGTTGATTTTCAGCAACATAGGCTAGGATCTGGTTACGGATGGGAGCATTAGAACCCACAACTACGGGTTTCTTCTCACCATACCCTCTTTTGAGTGTTATTGTTTTCGACTCACTAAGATACTGATCCAGAGTTGTCGGTACATAATTTCTTTCCATAGGTAACATTAATTTTTAATTATATTTTATATATCTACCCTTATTTACAATGAATTTGACATCTTATTGTAACATCAAAGTTATGGGGTTTTCCTTTTTGCTGGCTTTGGCTTAGCATTTAAAAGAGAATCCATTAGCATACTTTGCCTATCCATTTTCTCAAAATTCTTATCGATATTTTTGGATCTCTGCTGCCATTCTAAATACTCGGCATTTTTAGCAGGGGTAACATCTCGTTTCAGTGTATCCTGGTTTTTAAGAATAGAATTCTTGCCTTTCTTTAAAGTATCCTGATTTTTTATCATAATATTTTGATTTTTAATCATTACATTTTGATTTCGGATAATAGCACTTTTAGGAGTATCCTGAAGTTGAATAGAATCCTTAGCTTGAGCTTGCGAATTATTAGTGATGCCAACAAAAATTATTGATGCTATAATAATAGCAACAAATAATAAAAGTATTTTTTGAATCATTTTTAGTTTCATTTTGTATGAGTTCTTATAAATTCAGAATATTGACCATTGAGAAGAGCCTGTTTTCCATTCAGGTCGACTTGCTTATCAACAAATTCTTCGAGCTTCTTTACAGCTTCTGTGTTATACTTGATAGTGGTTTCAAGTATAGCTTCATTCTTAGCTTTAGTAGTAATCCATCCTGTTAAGGATACAACAATACCTATAATATAAATTGCGTCCTTAATATATGTGGCATATTTCTTGTACCATACTTCTGGTACTGGGGTTTTTGCTGCTGTCATATAAATTTTCTTTTATTTGGCTTTATGACCGTAAAATTTTTCATCATTTTCTTCTTTATCATCGATCATATCTTCGTAATCTTCCACATTAACTTCTTCAACCTCATCATAAATTTCGGCTAAATTTTCAATAATATCCACCATTTGCATTTCTGGGTCGAATTGCATTTTTTCAAGTGGCTGCTCGTCCCCTTGAACAACTCTAACCTTCCAAAAATCATGGTCATCGTTTCTATAAACTTTAGCAATTATTTCTTCAGAATCTTCTGGACGAATTAAACGAAGAGCAAAAAGATAGTCAGGGGAAATAGTTTCTACTTCACCATCATCCTTTTCATCTTCATCTGGAGATTTAACTATGTCAATATCATCGTCGTCAACAGATTCATTAAAACGATCTTCATTGGAATATCTAGGGTCTGCTATACCAAAATCTTCTTCAGTATCTTCTGGATATTCTTCACTTGGTAAATCTTCTGAACTAAAACGATCTTGCTGAGCAGCATAATTAGGATCTCCTAAGCCAAAATCTTCTTCAGTATCTTCTGGATAAACATCTTCAGGATTTAAATCATCTAAATCTCCTATAGTTCTACCAAATAATCGGTTATCTAATTCTTCCCATTCTAATAGGATTGCTTCAATGGAATCTTCTTCTTTGGATTCCTTTGTAGGAGTTGTTGTAGTTGTAGTTGTCGTAGTTCCTGCAGCAGGTTTAGCTGATCCACTAGTTGCAGCTGCTGGTGCAGGCGCAGTGTCAGTAGATTTAGCTTGAAGTTCAGCAGCCTGAGCTTCTATAGCATTAATATTTTTCTGCAAAATGTTTATTTCTTGATCTCTTTGATTAATCTGTCTAGTTAGGACATTCTTTTGAGTTTCTTTATCCGCCAATTGTTTCTTTACAGCAACATATCTTTGTGAAAGAGAAGCAGGAATATCAACATCTTCATTAATAGTAAATTCTTCGAGGGTAGGTATTCTTTCGAAATCAGACATACTTTAAGTTTATTTTATTTATTCCTAGTTATTTTCTAAGAATTTTTCCATTCCATGTTTTCCATTCGGATTGCATTGAATCATAAAGTCCCAAAATAGAAGGGGGAACAAGTTCCTTGAAGTTATAAAATACGTTGTCTTCAATAGATCTGAAGGCCAATAACTGATCTTTGTTCTCCATTTCCCCAATGTTGAAATCTTTAATAACGCCTAATCGTTGGCTCATAATTTCTTCTTCAAAGTAAAGTTGAAGAACCAAGTCTGCTTTTTTACCTTTATCTGTAATGATTGCTGCAGGTTCGAATCTTGGTCGACAAAAATTAAATACTCCGTAAAGATCCCAGTCAGATAAAACAAAATAAGCAGGAACTGCTTCCTTATTGGCATCAGCAAAAGCTTTAATCTGAGCTTTCATTAAGTTATCGCTAAAGAAAAACTTCTCACCTGTAACCCTACGTCTGTTCTCGATGGAAGCTAAAACAACTGGACAATTCCACATTTTTTGCATTCCAAGGATATTCTCGGCTTGAGCTTGGGTAAATGGACGGAATTCGGTAAGATAAACTACGCATTTTTCTTTTCCTTTTGCCATGTCTTCGCCCTTAGGTTCGAAAGCTTTCTGAATTGAAGCAATAACTCTCATGTTATCGATGTCCGACGCCATTTTCTTATTAACAGCATCAACAACGATATTTTCAGAACGAGCTTCATTGATTGCTACAATGTTTTCTGGAGGATCTAGAGGTTTATTCATCTTTTCGCTGATGAGATAAACATAGGTATTAAATTTCTGAACAGCAGCTTCGTTAAGAAGACCGTATTCTTTTTTGTATTTTCTTAATGATGAAAGTATTACTTTAAATATGGATTCATGAACTTTGTTTCCATTTTCAAGTATACTTATTGTCTTTTTATTCTTAAGTAGTAATGTATTGAGATCTCCATTATACCCAAATTTTGGAGGGGTAAGATATTCTGGCAACATGTTTTCAGTTACTGATGAATTTTCACAATAATTGTTGAAAATATCGCAAACCATCTCTAGATATAAATCTTCCGGATTTTTTCCTTCAAGAATTGGAAAATTATACTTGTCAAGGAAGGAATTAAGATTCATGATAGTTAAATCATAAAAATCCCTAGAAAATTCTTCCTTTTCATATTGTTCGTTTAATAAATCAAATTCATAAGAAACAATTTGAGCAAGTCTATCCCCACTTTTGATAATTATTCCCTCTATTAATTGTTCATTAGAGTATGTTCCCTGAAATTTTTCTTTAAGCATATCTGAAAGAGGCTTTTCATCTCCTGTAAACTCTGAAGCATAGGATATAAGAGTTCGTTTTTGATCTTCGTTCAGTTTTCCCTGAAAAATAACTGGAGGTCTTCCTAAACTTAATGCGGTAGCCCATTCAAAAACAGAAGCTTCATCATAAACGTGAACTACTTTATTATTCTTACGAGTAGTTATATCTGTAAGGATATAAGCAGGTATAGATTTATAGATAAGTCTTATTGGTTTTTCAACAGGGGTATAAGCTAGACCAAATCTAACTCCTTGAGGAAGGGAATCCTTGTGTTCTTCTAATATGACAGACAATTCGACAATAGCATCTTCCCAAATATTGGTAAGAACTCTTTCTATTAATTCTAGTTCAGTGTTATCTTTCTTGAAGAATTTGATTTCTCCATCGACATTTTCAAAAAGGATGCGATAGGTATCGAGTTTTTCAGTGATAATAACATTTTCACTTAGTAATCTGTCTACGTATTCGGATCCTTCTTTTTTTAAAATCTGATTTAGCGTATTTAGCATTTCTTATCTTTTTTTTATAGATAAATATTAAAATATAAGAGAGGTAAGGCTCTGGTAAAGCCAATCAGACGGTAAACTGACTGTCCCGCTCTTTTTATATATTCTTCAAAATAAAACGATACTCATGAAAAAATTTAACTTTGTTTATATTACTACCAATATTGTTGATGGAAAACAGTATGTTGGAGATCATTCTACCGATGATTTAAATTGTTGGCATACAAAAAACTATTTGGGAAGTGGCAATTATTTCGAAAATGCAAGGAAAAAATATGGCCGAAAAAAATTTAAAAGAGAAATTCTTGAATTTTTTCCAACAAAACAAAAAGCTTTTGATGCTCAAGAAAGGTATATTATTCAATACAATACTTTAAAACCTCATGGATATAATATAAGTCCTAAAGGCGGTCATCAAGCAAAGGATAGCATTTCAAAAGAAACTCGAGATAAGATGAGTAAATCTCATATTGGTAAAGATTATAATAAAAATCAGATTCCTTGGAATAAAGGAATCCCTATGACAGAAGGCCAAAAAAATATTTTAAAAAAGATTAATAAGGGAACCCCCAATGTTAATAAAGGAAAGAAAACTGGACAAATTCCCTGGAATAAAAACAAAACAAAAAATCCAGCACTGCTGGATTTTTGAATAAATTAAATATTGTTTAATGTCCGCATGCTCGGCAACCTCTACGTATTGTTCTGATAGGTGCAGGAGGTTTAGCGGTCTTAATAGGTTGTTGTTTTTTAGGCGGTATAGGTCCTATTTTATTCATTTTTAGCACTTTCCTTAATCTCGTAGTTAATCTCCTTTAAAAGTTCTTTTAGGGATTTAACGAAAGATTCTTTAATTACTTCTGTTATAACTTCGGGAGCGAGTACATTTGAGATATTTGAGGCATTAACCTGATTATACATTTCATCAAGAACTGTATAAAGTTTATTTTTTATGTCAACTTGACGTAGTGTTTCGTCAATTACTATCTGAGCTTTGATCTGTAATACGTTTTTCTTCTGCTCATCTGTTGAGCTCTCATTAAGAGTTGATTCTTTAGACTGAACAAATTTAGTTCCTGTTTCAGTTAGTCCGTTATCTTCTGTCCAATAGGAGTTCAATTCTGCTAGAAATGCTCCTTGGTATTTCTCTGATAAATCATAGAATTCAGGTACTTCATACTTTTCTAATAAAGCGCTATATACCGTCTTGAACTGTGAAAGTAATTTCTCTTCTAAAAGAGTTTCTACTTTTGTCTGCTTTTCTTTAAAAACAGTATTGAATTTCCTCATAACAAGAGATTTTATTTTATATATTATATATTTATGGTCTTTTTTTGAAGGTTACACATTTTAACTTACAACTTATATATCTATCTTTGAACGTGCTTAAATGGAATATGTATTACCGGATCTTCGCTAGGGGAATAATGCACTCCTTTAAGTGATTCTAAATATTTTTCCGATCTTATCGGAGAATCTAAAATTAAAAATGGATCCCATCCTCCCTTCAAATGAATATTGTATCCCTTCGGATTTAGTGTATTGTATTCTTTAATGTATTTTTCTTGAGCATTAAAAGATTGGTCTTTTGTAGGAAAATTTTCTAAAATCTCTTTTTTAAAATTTTCTTTGCCATGTTTTTTAATTGCTTTTGCAATGAGTCTTCCGCTTCCCAAATAACCATCATTTGGCATATCTGATGAATGATCGCCAATATATTGTTTGCCGTTAATTAAATTGGTAGTAATGTAAACGTAGTTAAATTTTTTTGTTTGAGCAGGTTTTTGTAATCTTTTTCCCATTTTAGGATAGTTTGGCACAGTATTCTCATCATCTCTATAAAGAACCCATATAAAAACTAATCATGAAAAAACTATTAATTATCTTTATCGGACTTCTCTTTTTCTATATATCTTCCGCACAGAATGCAAATCGGGAGATGTCTAATTATGAGAAGTATGCTCTACAGAAAGAGCAGAATGTAGCTCAGGATACTATCACAAAAGAAACCCAGATAGTAAAAAATAAAGAATGGGATGACCTTTATTACAGTCCCAAAACAGATGCCAAAAAAGTTAAAAAGGTTAGAAAACCTTATGTAGATCCTGTTCAGTCATTTGTGGATACGCTAAAGCAGGACAATCCTAATATTGAAGTTAATGTTTATGAACTTGATCCTTTCTATTATTCAAATAGGATAGGAAGGTTTTATTATGGTGGATTTAATCGTTGGATGTATTCCGAACCTTGGTATTACAATCAATGGATGTATGAAGATTATGGATGGGGTTGGAATCCTTATTACGGATACAATTATCCTTACTATTCAGGATTCAATAGTGGCTTTTACTTTGGCTACACCACATTTGGTCATTACTGGAGACCTTTCCCTGATTATAGTTGGGGCTTTGGTTTTGGATATGGTTACTATGGCAATCATTATGGAAATAACTGGAACCACTATCATAATGGATATTATAGCAACAATAATTTTCAGCATAACAACAATATGAGAAACCCCGGATATGGAAGACAGGAAAGACCCTCATCGCTTTCAAATACATCCAATAGACAAACTCAAAATAGGGTTGCTCCACAATCAAGAGGAACTTATTCGGAATCTCGTAGAAGTTATACACCTTCATATAACAATCCCAGAATGAGTACAAGACCTGCTTATAATAATAGCAGAGCTAATACTAGTATTTCATCTATTCCGGAAAGAAGAGTAACTCCATCAACAAATTTTAGAACTCAGCCTTCTACTCAAAACAGAACTTTCTCAAACACAAATACGCAGAGTAGGAATTATTCAAATCAGGGTTCATCAAATAGGAGAGAATATACAGCTCCTTCAAGAAGCAGTGTAGAATCTAGAAATTCATATTCTAATTCTAATTCAAATTCAAATAGAAGCTATAATTCTTCGCAAGGATCCTCTTATTCAGCACCATCAAGAAGTTACAATAGCGGATCTTCCAATTTTAGCGGGGGATCAAGCAGTTCAAGTGGCGGAAGTAGATCTTCCAGCGGTTCTTCAAGCGGTTCTTCCGGCTCAAGCGGAAGACGATAACACTAGAAAGGAGCTTATTAAGCTCCTTTTTTATTGTTACCAGGTATATCCCCATTGATCTGCTGCCTTAAATTCTTTGGTTTCTTTATGAGTATATTCCATCTTATCAATTTTGTCTTCTATTTTGGAAAGCTTATCAGCTAATTTGGTTATTTCTTTTTTGAGTTTTTCTTGTTGTTCTTCGAAATCATCGTCGGTTCGACCCTTACCCCAATAATAATTATATTCGGATATAAGTTGTTTGGGGTCCCCAATCATTCGGCCGGTCTCATCTTGCATCATATCTTTTTCTTTCATGGATTTAATCTTTTCCTCATCTGAAAGTCCTGAGTTTAAAAGATCCAAAACATCATATCCATATTGTTCTTGAACCGAAGCATCGAATTCTTCTCTTTCCATTGCAAGATCTCTTTGCTGTTGTTTCATTTGTTTCCGTTCATCTTCTAGCTGATCAATCTGATCATCTAGATCATTTCTTTCTCTCTGAAGTTTTTGAAGTTCCTCGTATTGTTTATCGGTAAGTTTTTTATCAATAGTTTCGTATTTAGTAGACTCATGTCCTGCTAATTTTCCTCCATGATAAAGAATATCTGGATTCTTTGGATCCCTTACAAATTTTCCTGTATATCTCACAGGTTCTTCGGCTTCATTTACACCCCCATAAACTGTTTCTTCAGCTTCTTTAAGAACTGGAGCCATTCCGGTAACAAACCAGTCATTCCCGTAATCAATATAGACTCTGTCCTCTGATCGGCTACCGAAATTATCATAACCTAATAAGGTATCCAAAAACCAGGAGCCGGGGGTTCCTGACCAATCATCATTATTCTCAAAATCCCTAATAATTCTCAAAACCCAAGCTCCATCAAAACTGGAACTTTTATCACCAGCGTTTCTAGAAAGAATAGCTTTATAATGACGAGCTCCTGTAGGATCCTGAGGTTCATTTTCTAAAACTATTGTTCTAGGCCATTGTGAAATTTCTTTAATTGTAGGCATAATTACGAATTTTTATATTGACCATACTCATTAAAATAATGTAGAAGTCTTTCTCTGCAATCTTCTAAGACCGAATTTACATCTTCATTATTTAAATCATAGGTTGCTGAAACCAATCTCAAATCATTATAAGTTTTATCATTTACATCCTGAGTATAAAATTTAACTCGGAACATATCTTTAGGAATAGTATAACTTATTTGATATACGTTGCGAACGGTCATGTATCCGACATCTTCTAATATTTCATAAGATATTCTCCATGGAATTCTTTTAGATGCCTCGATTGTTGTATCCTTAATTTTGGAAGGATCTCCATTAATGCTTTTAACAAATCCCTGCATCATTTCAAGAGAAAGATCCCTTAATTTCTGAATTCTTCTTTGTTCTATTCTTCCTATGGCTAAAGAATCTAACGGATCATCTTCTCTTCTAAAATTCTGGGTTTCATATATTGGGTCATCCTTATGAACCTCTATTTCCTCTCTAATCCAATCGGCAGCTTCCTTAGTAGTAGAAAATTCATCATCTCCCATGGGGTTTTCACTGTTGTCCATATTTTTTGTATTCTCCCACGAAACGGTAAATGGCTCTCTATCTTCTTCCCCTTCTAAATAAGGAACGCTAAGACCCATCATATATCGATAACCGGATAATTCCATCTCCATGAAAAGATTTTCATCATCCCATTTAAGTTCATTAATATCTACATCATATTCTATGGCAATAAGATTCATTGCCTGACGAATTTTCGAAATAGCTCTTTCTTTCTTTAAACCAATGTCCAGAGTATCTAAGGGATTCCCGCCTTTAATAAAATGGGATTCCTTTAATTTATCATACCCATTTTTAACATTATAATTGAAGTAATTAGAAATAGCTTTTGTTTTTGGAGAATCTGAATTACTAGAATCAATCCAATCATTACCATTTATTTCATCTTCATATTCTTCAAATTTTGTGTCCCATAATGAATCCCATGTTTCCCCTTCTACCCCCAAAACATTAAGCATTCTTCCATTTCTAGTTTTTTTCCAATATCCAAGAGACCAATCCCCATCTAAATAACCTATACCCATATAGATAGTATTCGAATCAGATCCTTGACGGATTTTCCAAATATAGACAATTCCTCCGTGAGCATTGCTCGTTTTAAGAAGGGTATCTATTCCAAATTTTTCTAGTGGAGCTAATTCAGGATCTTTTTTGACACGAATAACCCCTTTCCTTCTTTCAATATCCCCAATTCCCAAAGAATCCAGTGGTTCTTGGTGGCGTTCAAAGTTGATCGCTTCAAATATGGTAAGGGCTTTCATATGTTATTTATCTCACAAAAAAAGTGAGGTTAAATATTATTGCCAAGCATTTGTCAAATTATAAATTCTAAAAATAGATATATAAATAAAACAAATCTATGAAAAAACATTATGTATATTTGACAACTAATTTTAATGAAAAAAAATATTATATAGGAAGCGGAGATATTTTTAAAAATGCTATAAAAAAATATGGTAAATCTAATTTCTTCAAAGAAATTTTAGAATGGTTTGAAATTAGAAAGGAAGCTTCGGATGCCCAAGAAAAATACATTAAAGAATTCAATACTCTGGTTCCAAATGGATATAATATAAGTCCTACTGGCGGAATTGGGGTTCAAGGATGCCATAGCGAAGAAACCATACAAAAACTAAAAAATTCTAATTCGGGAGAAAAAAATGGAATGTTTGGAAAAAAACATTCTGAAAAAACTAAAAAATTGCAAAGAGAATTAAAATTAGGTCCAAATAGTTTTATGTTTGGAAAAACCGGAAAATTATGTCCAAATTTTGGAAAACACCATAGCGAGGAAACTAAAAAACAATGGAGAAAACAAAGAAAGGGAAAATTAGTTGGGGAAAAAAATCCGATGTATGGAAAATCCAATTATTCTATATGGGTAGAAAAATACGGAGAAAAAATAGCAGAACAAAAAATGATAAAGCGAGCTGAAAAAGCTTCCATATCTTTAAAAGATCAAAAAAGAACGGATGAACAAATTGATCACATGAAAACAGCTTGCCAAACTAGAAAAAAACCTGATAAAATTTTATGTCCATATTGTTTGAGAGAATTGGACCCAGGAAATTATGGCCAGTTTCATGGCGAAAAATGTAAATTTAAAGTCTTATCTTAAATCTTTTAAATGGAAATTTTTTTTCCTTATAAATGCGTTCTCTTTCTAAAGAATGCCTCATTAAATAGTTCTTTCGTTGAAATTTATTTGGTCCATTCCAGAAATAATTATCACTAAAGTCCATAACTATAACCTTATCCTTGCCACTCATAAGTCTCATTGGTCTACCCAACATTTGTCTGACAATAATCTCCGATTTTGAGGATTCAGTTATAAATAGGTTGTGTATGTTTACAAGGTCAATACCTTCAGAGAAAACTCCAGTAGATGCAACTAAAACTACATCTTCGTCTTTCTCCATTTTTTCCTTATAAAAATCCCTATTATCTAATTTAGTTCCGCCATCAATATAATAAACACTTTTATCGCTATTTTCCCTTAACCAATTATAAATCTTACGTCCATACTCATGTTTTATATCCGCAAATAAAACCAATGTATTCTTCTTAGTTTTTTGAATCATCTCACAAATATAAACTAACCTCTTTCGACTATCTCTGGCTAGTTCTTTTTCTAGGTTAAGAAGTTTTACTCCGTCTTTCTCATCAGTTTTTACATCACGGAGATCATAAAGAGATTTCTTCTTCTCTTCTGATAAGTAATCGAGTTCAATACAAACTACGTTTACAGGAGTTGCTCTGCCTTCATTAATCAAATCGGATGAGGCAATCGTATAAACTTTTGGTCCTAAATAAGACTGAATTGTAAATGAACTACAGGATCCTTCTGGGGGAAGAGTACCGGTTAACCCTATTTTATATTGAGCATTAAAACACTTAACTAGAATATTTTGAATTGAATTAGCTTTGGCATGATGGGTTTCATCTATAAGAACCATATCGAATTTTTCAAAATATTCGGGTCCGCGTTTGCAGAGGCTTTGGTAGGTTCCGAATATGATATTGGGATCTTTATCTTGTTTTTTACTTGCACCAGAAAATACACACTGGCTTTTCCAATTTGGCTTATGTCCTGAAATGTCTTCATATAAATAGAATTTTTCTTCGGTCTGACCAATAAGGTCGACATTAGGAACTACATAAAGCATGCTCTTTATAATTCCTTTATCAAACAAGTAACGGAATATCATATAAGCAATAAGGGTCTTTCCCCCGGAAGTTGAAATTTCCTGAGTACAAAGACGAAATTTCAATCCTCTTTTACATGACTCAATCTGGTATGGTCTTGGATAAAAATCTTCAGGATTAATGGGTTCTGGAAAGAACTGTTCTACCCATTCATCGAATTCGTCTTCTTTAAAATCGTGGTTCCAAATATATTCAGTTCCCTCAATCTGTAAAGGAAAATTGAACTTTTTCGCAAATGTCTTCACTTCACCCCAGAGACCTTTTGGAATTCTATTATAGCGATCCATAAAATGGATTTCGCAATCCCAATAAGGCTTCTTACGCTTTATGATATACCAATTATCTATTTTCTTGGTAAAGGAAGAACAAATTTGATCATATTCTAGAGCTGTTGAATCATCTAAAATCAAAAAATTTTTATCTTCACTTATTTTGAATTTCATTATTTAAACGTTTTTTTGCTTCTCTTTCGAATGCTTTTATTCTCATCTTATTTTTTGATTCTTCTGAATGGGATTTTCCCATTCGATATTTAGATATTTTTTGTTTATGTTCATTTGAAATTTTAATTTCCTTTTTTGAAATTCCTATTTTTTTACAAGTTTCTTCTGATCTCTTTTGCCCAAAATTACTCTTTCCGATCCTATTTTTTGTTTCTTGAGATCTCTCTTTTCCCCAATTTGGATTTTTATTTCCCGTTTTAGATTCTTTAATATGTTGTTTATGCTCTTTTGAAAATTGAATACCAATTTTTCCAATACTCATATTTTTTCTAGCTTCTTCTGATTTTTCTTTCCCTCTATTAGAAATACCTATATTGTTTTTATGTTCTTGAGATAATAATATGCCCTTATGAGATTCACTTAATTTCTTTTTATGTTCTTCTGAAAATTGATAATGATGTCCGGAAGTTCCATCTCCCCCATCAGTCATGTTATATCCAAATTCTTTTAAATTTGTTTTATCTTTTTTTATCCAATATTTTTCTCTTTCGTTTAATACCTCATTTAATTTTTCTACTAAATCAAATTCATATTTTTCAATAATCTCCCATTTAAATGAATTTTTTCCATATTTTCTAAGAGCATTAGAAAATGCCCAATTTCCTTGGTTTCTTGAATGTTCCCAAATTCTTTTATTAAAAGATCTGACTGTTTTTCCATAATATTTCTTGTTAGATGGAGAAATTGCACAATAAATAATTCCAGAATACATATCTTTTTATTTTATATATTCAGATTTTTATTTACTTTTTTGCTAAAAGTTTACTCTATATGGTTTCATTACAGGTCAACGTATTTAAAACCTCTGAATCCTTTCATTGGAATAGGATTTATTTTGTTAAAAGGCCCAGAACGTTGTATAAATTTTCCTGCCCAATCTTTTCCTGTGACCTCACAATCAAATGATTCTCCCGAGAAGCCCACAATTTCCATCCATCCAATTATATTACCTTGATAATTAAGGTAGCATTTCTGTCCCTTCCCCGATTTTGTCGGAAAATTAGGAACTTTAAAATTTAGAACATGCGAATAGTCTTTGACAAGATCCAATTCCTTTTGATATTCAGACCAATCGGTCTTAGCAGGAAGGGTAATAGCTATATTCTTCAATTGCTCGGATTCAAAAACATATTTTGCTTTCATTATTTTCCTCTTAACATATTTTCAATTTCCACTCTAGCCTTAATACCAAATATGACCTGATCAACAGTCTTTATAGTATCTTCCATAAATTTTGCATGATTTTCTAACGCTTCTTTAGTGGTAAGAGTAGGACCGAGTTCCGACATAATCTGGATCTCTTTGTTTCGTTCATTGGGAAATCTCTTTTGAGATTTGTAAGTATAATAATCGTATTTTTCAGCATATTGTTTTCTATAATTTTTATTCACTTTCTGTAAAAGAGTAAGCAAATAGTAATGATATTCTACAGCGATCTGTCTTTCCGTATATATGTTCGTCATTAAAGAAGACATATCGACAATATTTTTCATCTTGCCTCCGAGTTCTTTTATCTTGGCTGTCCATTGAATACGTTCAGAAAGAAATCTTTCTGCCATTGTTCCGGGTTGTGTTTCAGGATCTGTATCAGGTGTTATTGGAGGAGCAACATCTGGAACATCCTTCATGAACTCATCAAAAGAGTCGGGGACTGCTGTTTGAACTGGAGTCTCTTCCATTTTGTTTAGGCTTAAGTATTATAATTTCTTTTTTCTTACTATCTTTTTCATCAAGCGGAGTAATTTCTACAACAGGAATTTCCTCATCTATATCAAAGGTAAACCTTAATTTAGTCGTGAGTTTCTTTTCCATTATAGATCAATTAAATCCATTTGATTATCACTAAAGAACATACTTATATCCGGTAATTTGGTATTAGTTTCTTTAGCCCATATAAGAATGTCATTCCAGTCCCATTTTTTACGATATGGAAAACCCACGGCACTCTGAAATTTAGACCATAAAAATACCGAATATCCTTCACTCATTTTTTTAATGGAATTCTTTTTGCCTGTAGGATCCTGGTCATAAAAATACCGTAATGGTAAATCTATAGGAAATCCTTTATTAGCTCCTGTGTTTGCAACAGAGTTTTTCAGCAAGAAGGAATCCAATGGACCTTCAAATAGTGTAATAGGTTTATTGAAATCTAGGAAACAAATTCCATATAATGGGGAAAGTGAATCAATTTCGACGGGAATTTCTTTAACTATCCCCATCATTTTGTATATTGTTGGAAGTGTAAACGTAAGATATTTAGTTTGGTACTTCCCGAAATTTCGTTTTTGAAATCCAATTACTTTACCACTTGGGGTAAGATTAAGGATCAAGAGATAATTTTTTGATGGGCTATAAAGAAACTTGTCCTCTTGAAACTGAAGTCTCCTATTTAACCATGTCCAGGCAGGAGATCCTTTTCCTTCAACCAAATTGAAGCGTTTTTTAATCTCCTGTCTGTCAATGGCATATTCCTCTATTGTTTTAACATCCAACAGTAAAGATATATCATACTTTGCAAAGTGGGATGTTCCTGTAAAATCTGATTGAGTTTGTGTAATGTAATTTATAACATCCAGTTGGAGGTCCACCTGAAAGTCTTGAAAAAATTCATTAACACCTTTGTATGTTCCGCAATTGAAACATTTAAAGTGATGTTTGTGTTTACCCTGTAAAATAATGTTGCCTCTTTGCTTCCAAGACATTTGCATAGAGTCACCACAATACGGGCAAGAAAATGTTATTCTGTCTGTGTGGGCTCTTACTTCTCTTTTAGCTCTGTCATTCGGAAACCTACGATCCACTATGGAATGTAGAAGACTAACTGCACGGTCCTTGTATTCCTGAGGACTTACAGCTACATCTAAAACATCCGAGAGAGATGAATCGAAATTCACCTCTCCGAAAGTTTGTAGGGTATCAGACATGGGTTAATTACATGTTACCGATAATGTCATCCAAGTCACCTAACCCATTTACATTGGTTGGTCCAGTTGGAAGAGCATCGAAATCTGGAAGATCGTCAATTGCATTACCTTCACCTAAGTCAAGGTTATCAATTGAAATTTCCTGTGCACTGATTGCATTTCCGGCGGGTGCCTTAGCAGTCTGTGCTTGAGTAGCGGGCTTTGCATTTTCCTTGGTAACAATTCCGGCATATTTATTTGAAACTGAGCCTTCGCCAGTAACAGATAAGATGACGTGGTTAACATAGTCGAATGTATCCTGATCCCACTCTTTGTAAGCGTATTTGGATAGGTCTGGTGAATTAGCTTTTACCCATTCGAAAACAGCTTTCATATCGCTCTGAGGAGTGATTGGAATAAGTTTTCCAAGTTCATTTGGGATACAAAGAGGAATTCTTTTATCAACAAATTTTGACTGATCATAGTTGTTGAATCCGGAAACCTTAGTAATAACAAGTGCGAATGCCTTGCCGGTTAAACTTGCAAATGGATCGTGAGCTTCACCAATAACTGGTTTAAGTTCAGCATTAATCTTTTCCCAGATTTTTACGCCATAACGGAATACCATAATCTTGCCTTCAAGTTCTGGATTGTTTTCATCACGAATGACCTGGATTAAAGAAGCATATGAATGCCTACGTGAAAAGTTCTGAGCAAGTTTCTGCATCTGAACACTCTCGTGTTTCTTTAATTTCCAATAAATGTCTGAAAGTGGTGAAGGTTTTCCAACCGAGGAAGGGCAGTCAATATAACGACCACGCTGAGTTAGGGGATCAACTAAATATGAAACCCATTTTTCCTGGATTGAACCGTGTTTTGGATCAACATGCCAGGGAACGAAACGAATGATTGATTGGTAGATTCCGCCTTTGCCTTTGTCTGCGGATGGATTGTACTCTTCAGTCTGTTTTGCTGAAGCTGCTGGTGCTTCTACACCAGGATTTAAGAAAGCATCATAATTCTCTTGACTCATAATAGAAAGAAATTTTAGTTAATTAATAGAAAGACTCGTAAACTTTTTAGGTACCTTAGTAGTTTATTAGTGTAGTATATATATCACGAAAAAGATGGAAAGTTTTGCATTTTTCCATCTTTTTTCAATTAAATTTTGTTAAATTTTGAGTTGCTAGAACACTAAGCCTGCTTATTAGTCGTCAAAGCCTTTTATCTTTCGGCCAAGTATTTTTTCAATCTCTTCTTTGGTTTCTATATGAGCAAAATAAGAAGGCCCATAACCCTGATTTTCCACTGCAAGAATAGGTCCAATTTCTGTTAGATAAAGAATTTTTTCTTCAGGAATTTTATCTAATAAATCCCCTTCTTTTATCCAATTATCAATCATTGTATCAAGTTCAGGATCATAATATGGAAAATCAATATCAAGATATGCAATATTTTCATTATCCTGTAGATCCCCTTCGTCCGGAGCATCCCAGAGTATTTGTGCCAATACTTGATAATGTCCTATTCTTAAAGTTTTAAAAGGATTGGTTTCCCTTCTTACAAATTGTGCTCTCATGCCAAAAGTGGTAGTAATTTTTCAGTTAATGCTTTTTTCATTCCTGATCCAACATGTTTGTCAACTACTTTTCCATTTTTAAAGTATAGCATCGTTGGAATATTTCTTATGCCAAATTTTTCAGCTAATTGATGATTTTCATCAATATCACATTTTAAAACATCTGCTCTGCCATCAAAGTCTTTGGCTATTTCTTCAACCATGGGAGCAATCATACGGCAAGGACTGCACCATTCAGCCCAAAAATCAACCATTACGGGTTTTTCGGACTTCAATACAAGTTCCTCAAAATTTTGAGTATTTAATTCTCTTGACATAAACCTAATTTTATTTTTATTGATTCTTTCCGAAACGGAAGAATGAGATGATCTTTAGAATTGGCAAATAATTTCCTGTAAGTTTGAAATTTCTCCCATTATACTCGAATACGATTCCTTCAAGAGGAACAACTGCATCAAGTCCACCTGCTTGAACAAGACGTTTAAGTTGAGTTTCAAGATAACGAGTTTTTTTCTCATATTCTTCTTGACTCTCATTATTCATAAATCCCCTTATCTTTTCAATAGCGTCTTCTGCCTTCCTTTTAATCGATTCTTTTGTTTTGCCGGGTTCAGTAGATGAGATGCCCTCTAAATTTTGAAGTACATTATTACCTAAATTAGAAAATATCTCTACAAGAGGATCTAGAAGTTCTCCAACCTGCTGATCCGATTTTCCATCCATCTCTTTAACCCATGAAACTGTATTCGCATCTTTTCCTTTAAGCAATTTGGTTATAGATGTTGATTTATCCCCTGCACCCCATCTTCTTGAGAGCGATTGAGTAAGATCTTTGTCAGATATGGATTCATTGATGATGGGTTTAAAAGATTCCGACAAATAATCAGCGATGGTATTTTCGTTATCCAAATGATTTTTGTCCATTATCATTTGAAGCTTTTTGAGAAGGCTTTCTTTAATGAGTTCTGAATCTTTTATTTTATTAAATTGAACTTTGTTGGTTTTAGCAATGATATGCGTGCTTTCGATTTTTCCACTATTTTGGACTTTTCCTATAGCTTCTACAAGCTGATCAAGTTCGCCATTGTGGATAACATCGGTGGTTTTTCCGGCTTTGTCTACCACCCATAGATTGTGTATACGGAGCTGTCTATTACCATAAGGAACTATATTTTCCATCATAGGATTAAGTAGTTCTATATTGAGCCATTTTTCTCCTTCGTTAAATATTTTTTTAATATCAATATCAGCGGATTTGAAAGCATTATGAAAATCTGCTCCGGCCTTGCCATAAGCTTCTTTGGCTTCGGGTGTATTAACAAACTCTGCTATAAGATCCCATTTAATTGATTCTTCTCCATGATTGCGAACATGTTTTGAAGAACGAGCAATATAGACATCATTACAACGATAGGTCAAAAGTAAATTTGCACCATCGAGTTTTTCAGATGCATTTTCAAGTTTACCCGATAATGCCTTTTCAATAAGCCCCTTAATTTCTCCAAATTTTAAATCTCCTGCTTCCCAGGGTGACATTAAATGTCCTGCTGCTCCTGCCATTTTATTTATTTTAAGTGATTCATTTACTTCTTCATCTTCGTCATCATCTTCCACAATTGGGAATGCGGATTTATAAGGATTATTTGGCCATGTTGTTGGGGTACTTACTGTTGGGGTTCCTGATGTGTGTAATTCTTCAGTAAGTGAACCAATATTTTTTAAGCGATTATAGACATAGTTAATTTGTTCTTCCGAATTTTCTGGATAACCCGTAACAAAATGTTCCAAATCATTTGCCATTAAATCTTCACGAAGAACTGAAGCAGATATAGGTTCCCCTTCAAATTTGTCATTTCTTCCAACAAAAGTTAGCGGAGATATATCCACAGGTAATTCTCTTACACTTATTCCAGACCTTTTAAATTTGCCATTGGAACCATGCTGTTCTACAAATCTTTTGATCCTATCAGTATTCTCCTCCTCTTTAGATGAAGCAGCAAGTGCATAAGTTCCTTCTTTAGCTTCCTGAATCATTTTATAAGCAGTAAGAACTGGAGAAGGCCAAGTTACAGCTACAATTTTAACATTAGTCATATTCTCGCATAATTTACGAAGAATCTCTACGGCAACAGTCTGAGTAATACCATCACGAATTCCCGGGCCAACAAGAACTTTAACCTCATTAACTTCAGGATGATCGCTATATTTTTTAATTAGAGAAATGTGGCCACCGTGTGCGGGTTTATATGAACCTGGAAATAAAACAGTTATCCCGGTATCATTTTTTTCTTTTGATACCCACTTTTTTAAACTAGAAAAAGTCATAATATATTTTTAATTTTGTCTTTTATTAAAGAATAATCTTTATCTACAATCATTATATAATC